TAACTGCTGTTTTTTTTAACCTCTTCACTTTGTTTTGCCAATTTATATGCACAAAATGTGGATTCTTCATCTTGTAATTTATTTTTGTGATTTAAATATTCGGTTGCTTGTATCTCTGATAAAGGAACCGTATTTTGACTAGAACGGAACTTAACAAATTCATCCGTATTTTTAAATTTACGGACATTGTTGTAATCTTCGATTGTTACAGGCACAACAGTTTCTGTGTGCGCCTTATATAAATCCTCATAATTTAATTTACTAAATACCCCCGAACCATATGATTCAGGAACAGAATCTAACAAATTTGATGAACTTATATTGTTAACATAAATATCGTTAATATCTTTATGAACTATAACCGACCTAAGTTGTTGTTTTTTCTTTTCTATTTCGTCACCAATTAATTGTTGTGAAATTTGTTTAGTTTCTTCAATATCTTCGTTTGAAATGAGCCAATCGCCATATCCGTGTTCTTCGTTCTTTACGTTATATTTGTCAAATTGTTCGTTAAACCATTTATTAAAATTCTTAGATTGCTGTTGTTTATTGTTATCTAATATTTTCTTTTCTGATTCTGAGAAAGAAAACCCCAAATTATGAGTATTTGTGTCGACATTATAAACCGGATTTGTTATTTTTGAATTATTTTTATTTTTAAATTCCCAAATTAAAAATAACTTTTTATATGCTTTTGAATAAAACCGGAAATAATCAGGCGATAAACCCGATTTATCCGGATGTGTAAATAATACAACTTTTTTTGCGTTTTTTAAATGAGACTCGTCAAAATCAACAGGGACTTTAAATAAATTAAGTATATCATTTAATTCGTAGTTTTGTATATCTAAATCTAATTCCATTAATATTACAAATTATATTTTAATTAATATTTTATTGCATTTATTTTACTGTTTAACTAATCGAATACATCTTATAAAAAAAGCATTCAAATTATTTAAATCAGAACCAGAAACCGAATCGTCTGGTATATATGTAATATTTCCCTTTTTATAGCACAATAATGTTGGAACACCAGAAATCATTCTTTTTGTTTTAAGATAAGAAAACACATCAACACTATCATCAACATCAATATCCCCACAAATAACATTATCCGGACAAGAACCAAAAAAGTGATGCACCTGTTTTTCAATTAATTTACATGGTTTACACCAAGATGCTCCAAACTTTAATATGATAATACCTTTGTTATGTTTTAATAAATCTAAAAATACGGTGCGATTTTCTATTGTGGTAATAATCGTTTTCGACATTTAATTATATTTACATTATTTTTTCTAAATCGTTTATGTCAATATAAGGCAATTCAACATGACATTCCCAAAAGTAGTTACAAAATACCCATACAAATTTACAATTATCACTATATAAATGGGAGTATTTCGATATTAATTTATGGTGTAATTCCTCAGGTAATAAATTCAACGATTGAACCGGTAAAACATAACATAACTGAACTAACGGAGTTACGGCAGGAATTGATGCCCGATGTTTTTCAATAAATTCTGTTTCGAAATAAGGGATATGTTTAATTAAATCGGAAAGTAATGGTGGGTAATTGTATTTATATCTCCATCTCCAATCGGCACAACCGGTAGTATAATATTTCATAGTCCATTCTAACCCTTCTAGAAAATTATTGGATATTTGTTTTATTCTTTCAGTGTCAGGTTCAACATAAAATAAAGACTTGTAATATCTATCTTGCCAATAAGGTTTATCTGGATTAATATATTTTTCTTGCTCTCTTTCATATCTAGGTATTTCTTCAAATTTCTTGTAGACATCTTCTGGGGTATTTAATGAATAATACTTTTTAGATTTTGCGGTTCGTTGGACCAGTTCTGTTTTAATGAACGATTCTTCTAATGGAACCAAAAAATTTACAAGTTTTCTGACGTTTTTCCAATAAATTATTTTCCCGTTTGTAAGATTCACCCGCGTATTTCCAATCGTAGCCTTATACGCGTTTATCAGTTTATGAATACCTCCTGTTCTAATATTTAAACTTGGAAAATGAGGCATAAAATCATTTCCCAGAAAAAAACATAAAAATATGTAATCATATATTCGGTTTGTTTGTTCCGTGGTGGTTAATTCATATCCGTTATTCATATCTAATGTAATGGTATGAGCCAATTCTGGAATGTCGAGTAAATAATTACAGTCTGGCTGAAGTGAACTATTTAGACTTTGAATAAAATGAGGTGTTTCTCTAAACAGAAATATTTGTTTTACTATTGGTAAGTGATTAATTGAAAGCATAATTAAATCCGCATCTAATCCATATATAACGTTGCACTTATCTTTATTAATTTCCGGATTTTCGCGAATAAACTCAAATATCTTGTGTTCTCCCTCTCCTACTATATCGCTTGTTGACAACACAATCTCACGAACATTATATTTGAGAGGTTCATTAAAGTATGCCTTTATACTATCGTTTAATTCCTTCATAAAAGTAGTTCCAGGGGTAATTAATGATGTATTGAATAGTTTGTGTGGTTTGTTTTCAAATATTGTATTTGAGATGTTTTTTTCAAATGCGGATTTGTATCTGCGTTGCCTTTGTTGTTCCAATTTGGCGACTGGCGCTACCCCATCAAAAGCGATATAAATATAATTATCTGGTTTAATAAGAAAAATATATTCGTCGATTTTATTTAAAACTCCTTTAATAATTAATTCGAAATTACTCGTATTATCGCCATTTATTATGTCGTAAATAATAGAATTACAGTCTAAATATAAATTATTGACTTTTAAAATGTCTATCTTTTTTATTATTTTATGGTGATTTTTTACTATATAAGAAAAATATGAAGGTATTCCCATTAAGTTTATGCTTGTGTTATTTTTAATATTGTTATAAACAACATAAATTAGCGTATGTTTATTACAATTATTTATAATATCTATATTTATAAAATGACTGTTAAACCACAAAATAATATTAATATAATATCAAATATAGATAAAAAACAACAATATTTTCAAAGCATTATACAAAAAACGTCTGTATATATACAACAGAATAAAAATCTAAATATTTTAGGTGCGAGTGACGTAAATAATTGTATGGATATTCTTTTTAACATTAATGAGAAACTTGCGAATTTGAAAAATTCGAATACCCAAAATAACGATGCAATAAACATATTACAAACAATAAATAATGACTTATCCAGTTTATTTAAATTCTATGGAACCGAAAATTTAGACGATTTGTTAGGTGTTTGCATAGGAACAACAAGTTTATTAACTAGTGAAGAAGGAGTTGACATACATAAATATGAATTATTAAAAAGGTATTTCCATCCTACAAGTTATAAAGTAGTTAATAATAAAACAGAGATACATAACAAAATATCAGGGTTAGGTGACATATCTTTTGATAAGTCGAATAACCACGATTGTTTTGATATTTGTGTTAATGTTAAATCCGACCATATGAAAATACACGGAATTAAATTATATGTTTATAATCCAAACAATAAAAGTATATTAATTTCCGGATTTGTCGATGATGTTATATTAGAATTTTTAAATAATAAATATATTTTATTGAAAAAAAACGATATTATGGTAAATTTACCAAACGAAGACATATTTAAATGTGGTGCGTTCACAAATTTCTTGGCTTCATTAACTTTAAAAGAATATTTAATACATAATAATACAGAAATATTCAATAAATATGTGGGTTATGTAAGCCAACTAAATAGTTTAAAACAAAAAACCATCGCACAAACAATAAAGGATTTTACGTCATCTGACATGTGTTCGAAAAGACTCATATTAACTCAGTTATTAATAAAATCGGATAATTACGAGAACCAATATCTCGCGTATTTACTATATGATATGTTATCAAATGATACCAACGAGTCAGGAATTGACACAACTGAACAAACTATTTTATTTAATAATTTTTCGTGGAGTTTAAAAAAGTTTTTTAGAAACGCTATGAAAAATACAATACAATATACACATAAATTATCTAATGTCGATATAAGTAAAATACCGTTAGAACAACAAATATGTTTATTAAAAACGTGTGATATCGTAAAAGAAAAAGCGATGTTAAAATTAAAGGAAATAAAATCAAAATCAGAGGATTCAGGTTCTAAAGCAAGACAGTATTTAGATGCCTTACTAAAAATACCCTTCGGTATTTATAAAAAAGAACCTATCTTAAATTTAATGAATACAATACGACGCAGTTTTAATGATTTATCAAAATCGTATGTATTGGATATTAAAATTAAAGAAAAATATACAAACATCGAAATTATAAAATATCTTAACCTAATTGAAGAAGACATAAATAAAAAGTATTATATTAATGAGACTCAACACAAATTACAAGAGGTATTAACAAGCGGCGAAAAAACTAAAATTACGCATAACGTAATTATATTAAATGAATTTATAACTAAACATAACATAATTTACGATAAAATTAAATATTCGAATAAATCTAAATCTGAATTAAAAAAGGTAATTTATTGTTTGGTCGAACATATACACAATACAAGTCCTGATTTATTTAAAATATTATTTAGAATATTTAATGAACCTCCACAAAAACTAACAAGTATTGCAAAAATAAAAACTAATTTAAATGAAATTAAAGACTTTATCGAAAACATTAAAACCACTCTTGATAAATCAGTTTACGGACACGAGTCTGCTAAAAAGCAAATAGAACGAATTATCGGACAATGGATTAACGGAGAACAAACTGGATACTGTTTTGGGTTTGAAGGACCTCCTGGGGTTGGGAAAACATCCCTTGCTAAATATGGCATATCTAATTGTTTAAAAGACGAATACGGAAGTAATAGACCCTTTTCAATGATACAAATGGGCGGAGATAGTAATGGAAGCACTCTTCACGGACATAATTATACGTATGTTGGGTCATCGTGGGGAAGTATACTTCAAATATTACTTGATACCAAATGTATGAATCCCATTATTTTTATTGATGAAATCGACAAAATAAGTAAAACCGAAAACGGAAAAGAAATTGTGGGTATTTTAACCCATTTATTGGATTCTACCCAAAATGATAGTTTCCAAGATAAATATTTCACAGGTATAAATTTGGATTTATCAAAGGTTCTTTTTATATTGTCTTATAACGATGTTGACTCAATCGATAAGGTTTTATTAGATAGAATTCACAGAATTAAATTCACAAATTTATCATTAGAAGATAAGCTAATCATTACTAACACACACATATTACCAGAAATCTATAAAAAAATGGGACTTGAAGATATTATTTTTTTTAGTGATAAAGTAATTAAATTTATTATTGATGAGTATACGTGTGAACCCGGCGTGAGAAAACTAAAAGAAACCTTTTTTGAAATTATCGGAGAAATAAACATTTATTTCTTAAAAAATTGTGATTCAAATACAGAATTACCAATAAATATAACTATCGAAGACATAAAAAACAAATATTTCAAGCATAAACAGGAATTACGACATAAAAAAATACATAGTGAAAGTAAAATCGGAACTGTGTGTGGTCTTTGGGCTAACTCTCTTGGAAAAGGCGGCACATTGCCAATACAAGCCAAGATGTTTCCAAGTCAGAATTTTTTAGATTTAAAATTAACCGGTTCGCAAGGTAATGTAATGCGCGAGTCCATGAATGTAGCACTTACGATGGCCTGGAACTTAACGGATGATACCATAAAGGAACAGATAAAACACCAGTATAAAGAATATGGTGTTCACGTTCATTGTCCTGATTGTTCCACACCTAAAGATGGACCTAGTGCTTTAACTGCTATAACTATTGTTATTTTCAGTTTATTTAATTCAAAAAAAATAAAAAACTATATTGGTATTACTGGTGAAATGACGATGGATGGAGATGTTACTGAAATCGGAGGTCTTGATTTGAAATTTTTGGGGGGTATTGCTGCCGGAATTAAAGAATTTGTTTATCCGGTTGAAAACCAAAAAGATTACAATAAATTTATGGAAAAATATAAAGATAGCGAATTAATTAAAGATATCTTATTTCATTCCGTTAATAATATACACGAAGTATTAGAATTCATATTTGATGAATAAGCAAAAATATATTATAGATTGTTATTATAATGAATACCCAACAAAGCATAGGTGGAGTTCCTTATAAACCATTCGTTGTATTTGAACCATACAATATTATTAAATATTTAACGTTTTTCTCTCCGTTAATACTCATTATTGGTATTGTTTCTCTATCTTTTATATTCCAGAATTTCAAGGGAATCTTGTATTTATTAATTTTACTAGCATTTATTGTATTTAGAGAACAGTCATATAATTTAGGATACTTAAAGACAAATGCACCTACCAATAAAAATAATTTATGCGATTTAATTCAATATAGCAAAAACGGAAATTCATCATTTAGTGCTTTTGTTTTTGCGTTTACTATTATGTACCTTTGTATGCCTATGTTTATTTATGGAAGTGTTAATTATTGGATATTATCCGGATTATTAAGTTATTTTTTAATTGATATTAGGATTAAATATTTATATCAGTGTTTTTCGTCAGGTGACTTGCTTTTAAATATATTTGCGGGTGCAATCCTTAGTTGTATATCTGTTATTATTATTATTAGTTCAAACGGGTTAAAACCATATCTGTTTTTCAACGAAACCTCCAGTAATAAAGAAGTGTGTTCTATGCCGAAAAAACAAACGTTTAAGTGTTCTGTTTATAAAAACGGGGAAATGATTAGTAGCACAATTACATAAAACTCTTGTAATTGATTTTCATCCACGCTATAAATCTTTCAACAATAAGTTTCCGTTGGAAAGATTCCGCAATTAACCTCATATTTCCAGGAGTTTTATAATTTGAAAAAAATTTATTACAAACATTAAATACGTTCATATTTTTATATTTCTCTAATTCGGAAAAATTATAAAGGGGTTTGTTTTTACGTTTATTTACGGAATTGTGGAAAATGTATAATACATTAATTAAATCTTCTTTGGTTTTTAATTTATCGATGTTAACACTTCCTAAATTAGCCCTTGCGTGTTCAGAACATTCAGGACACGGTAAATAACCACATATATTTTTTATATGCGAAAATAATTCAATTCCAATAGTATTATAATCGGTTTCGTTTATTTTTGAAGCTAAAGTATGAAATAAATCCCAAGTGGCTGGTCCCCATTGATTGATTGACATATTGGTTATAATTAATCAATATAAAGTTTTTTACAAATAACAACAAATAAAAATAAATAAATAATTATATATATATGGATAATTATATTCCGGATTTCAAAATTCATCATTTAAATGAAAACTCCGAGTTATATGAATACAACTATTTTATCAGTTTAATCCAAAAACCACAAAATCGCAATTATTTGTGTTCTCATAAAGGTATTAATCAACTTAATATTAGTTCTTATTCACAGATATATTTTAATTATAATAAATTAAAAGATAAATCGGTTGAAATATATTTCATTGTTGACAATAATTATTACGAAGAATTAGTTGAAGAAAAAGACTTTAACGAAAATTTGGTAGATATGATATACGGTATTTCAATCATAAATTTAGTCGAAAATTCAAATATAATAAATATTGAGTTATTATGTAAAAACGAAAACCCCAATATT